TAGGTCGAACGCACCCCCGTCGTCTTCTTCAACGTCTTTAAAGTCACCTGCGGCAGCCTTACGAGCCTCTTTGACGAGTTTCGCTTGCTTGACGATAAGATTATTTATGTCTTTTAGATCGTCCTTGTACTTCGCTAGAACGCCTCTGGATCGATCGTCAAGAGAATCCTCTTTGTTGGCCAGTATAGCGATCTTTCTGTTAAGGTCTATTCGATCTGACAGTAGGTCTTGCAGACGAAGTTCTTCTTCATACGCAGCGATTTTTGACTCACTGTGATCTTCAAGAACCTTGTCTAGCTCAGATATAGATCTCTGATACGACTTTACTTGAAAATCTGGGAATATCTCGTTGATCTCACCGACTTTCTCCATGCGTTTTTCGAGTTTCTTGATGAGATTAAAACGCTCAGCAACAGCGTCTTTAAACTTATCATTTGTAAAAGAAGTTCGATTGAAGTCCCGGATCGCTATGGTTATGTTGTGCAGTCCGTTTGCGAAATCATTTATGTACTTCTGAGCGATCCTAGTTGCGCCACTTTCTTCAGCAAGCGTCCTGAAAAACTCACTGGCCCTTTGACCTGCCGTGTCAAGCGCTGCCGCTAACCCATCAGAACCGATCTCTCTGGCCACACCGCCAACGGCGTCGGCGACCGCATCTAATACCAGCCTTTGGGCTTCAAGACGCTTACCGGACAGCTCTAATCTCTTAGCGAGCTCTAGCACTTCCGGCTTGAGTTTAATCCCTATCTCTCTAAGAGCCTCCATAGACTTGGCAGGCGACTGAACAGCCTTACCCAAACGCTTAGCGTTCTGAGCAAGCGTACCGAACCCTGCCGATGATAAGTCTTGAGATAGCTCAATTACTTCAAAGAATACGTCCTTAGACACACCCCTGAACGATAATAACTGCGCTTGGGCTCTTTGTATCTCTAACGAATCACCAAGCGTATTCAACGCGAGTTCATCAGCGAACGCCACCATCTCATCTTTCGTAAATCGGGCCGTGTTACCTGTGGCCTTCAGTACGGCTTGGATGCGTCTCTGAGCCTCTTCATACTGGATGGTCTCTTGTACCCCTCTCTTAATCGCTTGCCCGTACAGAACCAATGCTGTAGTCGCACCAACGATCGACAGGGTACCTGAGCTAAAAGCCCTGTTTAAAACTTGTATTCGAGAGGATATCCCGCCTAACGGGCCGGTGACTAGGGCCGCAGAGTCCGCAAAGGCATCTAGTGTTCTACTTGATAGGTCTATCTCCTTAGTAGTCTTCTGTATCGAGCTTTGAGTCGCTTGTCCCGCAGCTTTAGTGCTGTTGGTTAAGTCTTTGTTCGCTTTGACTAAGGCATTAGTGACGGTCGTGTTCGTAGAAATCTTATCGGTGATGCCTTTAAGCTTTTGGTCAGCTTTAGTCAAAGCATCAGCGACATCAGTTAAACTGATAGCCGCATCCATGCCTTTCTCAGCAACTTTATTCAGCTTGGTTGCCAAGTTACCGAAAGCCGTATTGATCGGGCGCAGTTTCTCACCTATGTTTTTTAGAGGCTCAAGTAGTTCTTTAAACTTAGGTAGGACTTTCTGAACAGCGTCCACGTCTTTCTTCAGGTTAGTTACGAACTCACCTGTGCTGCCCGTTAAGCTTTTATTTAGTTTAGTGCGGAAAGTTTCAGCCGCTTTTTCAGCGGTCTTTAATTTCCTCTCGAACGATGAGATATCCGCAGTGACTACCGCTTTAATTTCGCCATCAGCCATGCTGTACCCCCCATCTTAAATTGTGATCTCTAGCGAACGACCGGAACTTAGAAGCGGCTAAGCTACCTCTCTTCTCTTTTCCTATGGCGGCAGGGTTCATCATCTCGATCTTACCTTCCATCGCTATGAGTATGCAATTGACATCGGCTGAAAGCGCTACGTCTGGCCCCCAGCCAAGCCACCCCATTGCATATTTAGCTAACTCCCGGTAGTAACCATCTATCGAGAGTTTCGGCCCAAAGGGGCTTCGTCGTCCTTTTCCTCTAGGCTGGGTCGGTTGCCACCATTCGCCAGTATGTTCAAATACTCGATGCAGGGCACCGTTAGGTCCATTAAACCCGCCCTGTATATCTTCTCCTTCGTTTTCTCATCGACTTTCATTTCGCCGCCGATGATAAGAACGTCGCTGATTGCTTCAAAGTCTAAGTTAGAGCAACGAGTGACGAGCTTAGTTAACCCCCCCGGCATCGTGCTTAACTTTATAGCTGCATTAAGTGATGGGCGGAGAACTACTTTCTCTCCGCTTAGACGAACTTCAACGTCACCCGAACCGATGTTTGATTTGCTAACCATATAACCGCCTTAATGGTTTGTTATGTTGGGTCTACTTCGATTATCTCAGAGTTAACACCAACGTTAAATGTTCGTCGTAGAACGTTGTTAACAGTTCCGACTGCCAAACGTTTCGACATGACCTTACCCCTGAAATAGTGCTCAGAGGGGGTACCTCCGTCTGTCAACTTATCGTTTAGTACAACCTTGAAGTTATAATCAAGTACGTCTGCCTCTGCCGTAACAAGAGCCGCCTGACCGGAGTCACTTGGATCGTCACCGCAAATAACGGCCATCGTACCGGCGTTTCTCACGCCCTTAAGCTTACGTAATCGACCATCGGAAAGAGAAGCGAACGTTACCTCCTCTGCTTCGTCACCGAATTCGCCGATATCTTCAACTTCCCCGACCTCCGTGTATGTGTCCGATAGGTACTGTGATAAGTTTTCAGCACTTATTGTAGTGCCGATGAAGAACTGAACGCCGCTCCCCGTGCTGATTGTCATGTCGAACTCCTTAGTCTGATCGTCAAAGTTACTACTCTGCCAATGATCTCGTCATCACTGGACGGCGCGGGTATTGGGCCGTTAACTTGAACATCCACTACGTCATACCCAGTTACCGTCAACGAGGTCTTGTCCCTGTGGAACATGTCTCTCAATTCATATGCTATCGTTTCAACGTCTCGATAGTCGTCTTGACGTGAGCTTCCTGCCGCCCCGTAAACGAACACATCCCGTACTACTCGTGGCCTGTCTGATATCAAGCCGTCGTAGTCCGATATGGCTACATCTGGCCCTATCACGACATACGGTAGTGTAACCCCCGTAGGCACAGGCACCCTCGTATGGACAGACGCAGCGCCTTTATATGTCGAGATAATGTCTGTTATCGTGCTGTTATCGATAACCGCAGTACGTATAGCGGGGGCTACATCTACACTCACTCTTAACCTTCCCCATATGGCATCTATAAAGTTTTGCTGTAAAAACTCGCAAGATCCAGAATCTTAGGCAACTTGATTCGAGCTTCTTCAACCGCTGGCCGTAAAAAAGGTCGAGGCTCCAGTGGGTTCTTCAGCTGCGGCATACCGTACTCTAAGTCTCTCGCGTAATCGACTCCACCTTGACCCCCGAACTTAACCTCAAAATGAAAATCAGACTTCTTTTCTACGCGACCAGAAGCTTTAAGCGCTCCACTGTCGTCCGCAGGCGACTCACCCGGTGCAGAAGCTTGGTGAGGTGGCTTACCTACTCGGTACGGTGCTCCTACATAGTACCGACCCGTCTTAGGTGGATCTACGATCCTTCGAACAGCGTCATCTTTTAAGAACACTGCCGTCGCCTCCAAACTGGCGCTAACTACACGTTTAATCCTACCAACTTCTTTCTTAACGTCCCAGACTAGTTTCACACCGGAGCCTCCACTTCAAACGCTCGGCACGAATAAAGCGCCGTGGCTGGGTCGTTATTTACAGATCGTAACTGATACCATCTGCCTTGAAACTTAACTAAATCATCTTTCTGCGGCACAAGACCGGGAGACGATTCAGAGAAAATACTAACTTTTAAATCTGTTTCAGGTATGCCTGCAGACATCCGGTAGAAGTCCGAATAACCACTGGTAAACCCTTCAACCGGGTAAATTGTTACCGTGTCCCCTGTCGGGTCTCCGTAGGTGTCTAGGGTGGTTCCTAAAGTTTCCCTACGAAGGGTGCCTTTAAGTAACTTACCTTTAAACCCTGCGAAAATAGCTTTAGCTATGTCACCTTCCAGTAGACCAGGCATTTAGTTCCCCCGCTGCCTCAAGAGCTGCCATTTCAGCTCGTGCGATGTCGGGATTACGACGTCTCGTCCCAGTTTGCTTATAAGCAAAACGTAGGATTTCTTTATCGTCGAGTGTCGACCAGTGAGGCCCGATATACTTACCAACCTCGTCGGTAACTTTCCCATCAACCGTTGTTATGTCGATTTTCCGCCTTCGATATAACCCTGCTAACTTGTGCTTAGGTATCTTCTCATGCGGAAACGGCTCCCCCGGACGTAACTTACGCCCGTTGAATAAAAACGCAGAGCGAACCAGAAATGGCCCCTCTGCGTCAAACTGGGGCCGTTTGAATACCCGCAACGGCATTAGACTGATACTACCGCGTCAAAGTCGGCTGCGTTCTCAAAGAAGTAACCGCAATCCGCTGCAACGATGTTGTGATCAAAAGCCATCTGAGCCTCGATACGATCAGACTCTAAGTGCTCCATACGGAAACGCTTGATTCTGTGTCCCATGTTAGATGCGCCCATCCACCCGTTCCAAGAGAACGTATAGCCCGCTGAAGGCACCATGATGCCGGGGTTTGGAGCTACATACGCCAATAACGCATGGTTGCCGGATATGAAAGCGCTAGACTCGGTAGCATTTTTAGCAGCCGAGTTATGAATCGCCTTAGACACTAACACTTCGCTTAGGTCAAATAGCTGGGCCAGAGTAGAAGCGTTAACTTCAGCAGGCGCACCCGGAGTTTGACCGTACTTAACACGGTCGATGATATCTGGGTGATCTACTAACGCATCGTAAACTGTCTTACCGAGTGCAAGCTTGTTAGGCTCGAAACCAGTTTGCTCAAGTACAGTTCTAATCGCAGTTCGAATGTCAGTGATAGGGTCTGAGTTAGCGTCATTCCAAATCAAGAATTCAGAACCAGCGGTAACGTCAGAGTTAACACCCGTCAATTCGTTAGTCCAAACGCCTGCAGCTAACGCATTAGCAGCGAAACTGCGCTCTCTACGAATCAATGCTTTCTGAGAAACGAAGATAGTCGCATCGCGGTCTGGCGACAGAACGCTGTCGCTGTTAGCTCGAACTTGATCATCAACGTCCTTGTGGAAAGCCCAAACAGGACAGTAGTAAGTAGGCGTACTGTCCAATGCATATCCGCCACCGGCAGATTCGGTGCCGGGTGCGCGTTGCTTCATCTCGTCACGGTTGAAGTCGCCGCGATCATAGGTGTAGTAACGATCGGACTGTTTGCTAACAGGAATGTTTGGGAACATTCTATCAGCGATAAAGTTCCGACTGTTTTGGATATACGCAATCGAAATATTGGTTAAGGGGGCATTAACATGAACATCCCCGCGAGTTGGTTGTGGCATTAGATAATCCCCCTATTAACCAAGAAGTAATACTGATATTACGTCGCCAGAGACACCCGACTCTAATGCAATAGCCTTCGCATTAGTCGAACCTGAAACACCTACGCCGCTCGCACCAGACTGGATACTATCACCGGCAGTGATAGTCCCGCCCAGTTCTAACTGAGAGATGCCGTGAATGCCGACAGTAACAGCTCGATCAGCCGCATCGACATTGCCTTGAATGATGCCGTCCACCCTAGCAGCCGCACCCGTCAAACCGATTCGGCCATTCGAGTCAACAGTCCCGAATCTCCATTGCCCGGTCGTCGAGAAGTCAGCAGCAGATTGAAGCGATATGCATCGTAAGCTTTCTTCGTTACTCATAACGATCCCCTTCCTTGTTTAAAGTTTACCCTGTCCTTTGGCCCGATTAGTTCAAAGAATCCCTGTACAGATCGGTGTTAGACTCGATCACTGTTGAATACGCCGTGGCGTAGTCTACGTTATGCTTCTCCGCATGAGCCTTAGCAAGCGTGTCTAACTTCTCTATGGCGCTTTGCCCTTCGGTCTCACCCCCACCGTGACCTTTATTCTCGAAAGCGGCTTCATTGGACTTTTCTAATGCAACAAGCAGAGACTCTAGTGTGTCTCTTGAAGCCTTAGAGATGTCAGCCGTCTCACGCAGAAGTGTACCGATCTGGTCAGCCGTGCCGGGTAAGTGTGAATACGAATCAGCAGCTTTTCTAACGAAAGTCGCTTGGATCGCTAGATCACGAGCTTTCTTAGTTTCA